AAGGGGGGAGGAAGGGCGTAAGGCATCCTCAAGTCTTGGTCGAGACGAGAGGCTTGCCTGACATACCCATCCCAGAATTCCGCGTACTGACGTGGTACTGTCTCTGCATCTAACTCAACTTCGGATTGGTTGGTCTCGAATATTGCTTCCAGATGCAGTTGGACATCCACGGGCACGCCGAACACTCTAGCTACGATCATCCTACTACCTGGATGAACGGGTCGCGCCGCGAGGCTGGATTTCCGTATATCACGGACAACTTGCTGTTCCCAGTAAGTGGTTCCTCGCTGCTCAGAATACCATGCCAAAAGGTCTTCAAGTTTGGCTGGGTCAAAATTTGTGACTCTGAGCATCCAAAGGCCCACAGCCTGAACGACTGGGGCCCCCGGATATTGGGCTATGTAAGACAGCCCTTTGATCTGCGCGAGATTGGTCATGGTTCTGTCCCGAGCACGCAAATAGTCGTGCCCGGCCCACGAACACGTCAAAACGACGCGCCATGGGTCGCACAAGGTGTCAAGGACGTCGGGGTGTGTTACTACGCCGCAAAACGAAGCCTCGTACCAGTGTTCTACCGGCACAATTTTTATCGTCAACCCCAACTTCAAAAAGTCTGCGGGCGTAGGGTCCCGGGGGGCGTTGTGAGCATAAAGCCCATCGTCGCCTTCGACCACACAATGGATTATGGTCGCTCCGAGTTCTTTCAGAACGAAACGTACGAACATTGGGTTAGAAAACCCGTTGAACAGGGACGTGGTCATTTTCCCAGATGACCGCTTCCCCCTGACGTAAGCCATGTACATCTTGGCCGCCAGAATCTTGATCTGGTCGTCAGAGAGAATGTTTTTGGGCCCTTGTAGGTGGAGAAGAATGGACAGCATAAACTTCACGAGCATGAACTCTGTGGCCCGCATCACGGGTGGCACAAAGTTCGCTTCGAAAGAAGAGTAATCTGAGCCAAACACTCTTAAACCAAAGCGGCCGACCATGTCCCTCACATAGACCGGCCACTCGGACCTCGGAATCTTTTTTATATATTCTGGACGTTTGAAAACTTCGTCCTCCATCGCCTTGGCGAATGGACCCTCGATCACTTTTTCGTAATCGGTAGGAGAATGTATGGCACGATGAAATTTGGGTTCAGGGTAAAATTCCCTCTTTACAAAACATTTCTTTTTGTGGAGAGTTGAAGGGCTGATTTCCCCGTCACACCACTGTCTCCACGCTTCCCTATATTCCTGCTTTCTCCATAACGGATGATTAACACCTTCTAGCCATTCTTCGAATGTAGGTATTTGATCAGGCCGGAGCGGAACATATTCTGCCGCAAGGTGGTCCTTAACGAACTCTTTGTACCTTCGGAATGTGGGTGGGTGGATGGGCGGACGTTCGTGAATCAGCCGCTTTCTAAGCCCCTGAACTGCAGACAGTGGGTCCTGAGAGTTCGGTCTAAAGAAGACCGCTCCCTTCACCCGACAAGGGAGGCTCACCATCTCTGGCTCTCTAACTAGTCGATTTGACGTTTGAATTTGCGTAATCCGCCCATCACTAGGGTCAGGATCTTGCCAAGACACGCCTCCTAAATCGACTTCATCGCTATTGTAGCCATAGAGGTAATACCTCCTGTCTGCGGGGCCATTTAAAAAAGCCAATCCTGACACGGCTGAGTCTTCCCCGATGAACGGGTCTTGATCTCAAGCCACTGGACCATAGTCAGGATTGTGGTTGCCGGATACAGGCTCTTATACTGCTCGGGGCGCAAATCATTAGCAATCGCACCACAAACTGAAAAAGCCTGCCGGATATCATTGTATTTTGTGGCAAAAGGCCGCTGGAACTCCATAAAAGCGGGGTTCTGGGCTTGCCAGTGGAACAGTGTATGATCAATCACCGCACCATGGACGTTGGGTACCGTCACCAACAGCCGATTCCTCAGCATTTCGGGGCTTATGGGTCGTCCATCGACCTCAAAGCCCCTGTCGCACTCGGGATTCCATATAACGTCACCCTCTGGGACGGGATGGAAATCACGTACGGTCGGCGGGGGAAACACCCAAACAGAGTAAAGAGTCTGCTTGAGGTATCCAACGACAGGTCCAGAGATTTTGGACCTAGATAGAGTCGAAAGGAAACTAACATCTTTCGAATCATACAACAGGTGTGCGCTGTGGGAAATGCGCAGACCAAAAGAGGCCTCAAGCAACTGCGCAGCACGAAAAGTCATGTTGCGTCTGTCGCGCGAGAGGCTGGCTTGCTCAGCAGGCGTGAGTGGTTCATACTCAAACTCATGCTTTATGTACACAGGCCGAACAAGCGGCGTCCTCTGCTGGGACAGCACGTACAATACGGCACTCGCAAAAACTCCGCCGATCACCCACTTGTCCCGAACGACGGTTAAAACCGAACGGGGTGAGATTTCTCCACGGATTTTCGACACCGCCGATCCTACTGCAAGAATCGCTCCGGCCACGGCGGCGGGAAAAGCCCTGCGCGCCGCAC